TGGAAAAAAATGAAATGTAGAAAGTATAATGCTCAGGGGATTGCTTCCTTTCCTACTCATCACTGGCACGAGTGCACTGTGCCCGAACCTTCCAAGTGCGGGTGAGGCCGTGCCTTTCAGGCCACCTCCGTGGGTGTTTGGTGTGGTGTGGCCAATCTTGTACTACACGACCGGCTACGCGTGGGAGCTCAGCCGTTTAGACGTGCCTTTTTCCCTCGTGATCGGGCTTTGTTGTTTGTGGCTTTTGGTGTACGCGTGCCGTGGACAAAAGAAACTCGCCGCGTCAGTGATCGCGGCGTCGGCCATCATGGCTTGGGCCACTGTTCTTAGATTGGAGGGCAACTCCCGGGTAGCCATGCTTCCCTTGGCCCTGTGGCTCACTTTTGCCACGTACTTGAACGCGTACGAGGTGCGAAAAATTTAATAAAATCCATGGTAAGATGCGCGGGTTTTACAATCTCGGCGCCACGTGTTATTTCAACGCCTCCCTACAGTGTTTGCTTCACACACCTCAACTTTCAAATTTTTTTATCCTTCACGGGTTCTCCGGCGACTGCGCATTCACGAAGATGTACGGTGACCTCGTGCGATTGTTTTGGAGCGATCAACTGCCGGGGAAGCCCATCGATCCCGGGCCTTTACTGAAACTCTTCCAAAAACACTTTCCAAGATTTCGGATCGGGCAGCAGCACGACGTCCAGGAGGCGGTGTTGTGCATCATCGACATTTTGGAAAGAGCTATCCCTGAATTTAAAAATTTATTCTACGGGAAGAAGGTTCAAGAGACGGTGTACCCGGGTGGCCGGGCGACGCGCGACGAACCATTCAGCGTGCACATCGTGTGTTCGCACGGCGACGACTTGGGTGAGATGATACGTAAGAGCACGGATTGGAACGTCCTCACGGACTTCGTGGATGGCAAGGGTAAGCAGCACCACTGTGCCACGACAAGGACCCAGTTCTCCGTGATGCCCAGCGTTTTCATGATATCCTTCGACAAGAAGAGCTTCGTGCGCGGTGTGTACGACAACATCGAGATCGGTGACTTGACCTACGGCCTCGTGGCGAGCGCGGTGCACTTAGGCATTCAGCACGGTGGGCACTACGTGGCCTACACGAAACACAAAGAAAAGTGGTACTACAAAGACGACGACTTTGTCAACGAGGTTCCTTTGAACAAGGATGGGGGTCACTACTTTTTGGTGTATTGCCTAAAATCTTCTTGAACATATTCCCATCCCTGATCCGCCGGCCCCTTTGCATTTCTATCTGGTTGAATGCGTCCGTGAGATCTTTGACCAAGCTATCCATGTGTGGTGGCGATTTGTGAGGCTAAAAGTGAAAACTCTGTCATTTGTATGTTTTCCTTGATGTTCACGATGGTTCTGAACAGGGTTCTCCGATTATTTGGATAGTTTTTATCATACCTCCTTTTTATGGGAACCCAACTATTTGCCACGCACGCACACTCTGCTATGCAATCTTCTTCGAACCAATCCTGTGTGTCTCCTAAGAAATCTGTCTCGTAAAAAAGTTTTCCTTTTTCCTGTGCGTACAACCTCCAACAATTCCTACATTCATCCCACTTCATCTGGAAATCTACGGTATTTTGATCCCGGGGTTTCCACTTGAACAAGGTCTCGTGGGTGCCGAGCCGAACGGGTTCGTACACGGGTGTGAACACGAGGCCGTCCACGTTTTGTTTCACCGTGGTTAAATAGTTTGCCGCGAAGTCGTCGAAGTCTGTGAATGCGTGCATCTTCTTGAGCCGAAGTCTGTACGGGTCCTTTTTCATGTAGATGATGGTTTTCAAAAACTTTTCAATGGATTCGTAGCGGTCCATGAAGTTGAGGTGGCCGACGCAGTGGCCATTCACCAGAAGGGCGTCGTACACGAAGAGTTCATTCTCGTACAGTTCGCCGTCGAGGATGGTGCCGTCGTAGGCGTGTGGTCGAAGGTTGAGATCGACCTCGATCACGGACCACGACCTGTTCACGAGGAAGCTCTTGCGTTGGCCGTTGAACGTGTTGGCGACGAATATGTACCTTTCGCCATCGGTTTTCTCGCACACGCAGTACCAGTTCTTGCGGAGTATGTCGAAGTGTCTGCGTTCGATGGACACGGGTTGGGGACCGGGGAAATAATCTTTAGATCCCCACGCTTTATGAATGAAGTCTACGACGAGTTGCTCCATGGTGTTCATTACAAATAATTTACGAGCCCACGGTTTAAGTGGCTTTCACCCCCGCGGCATTCAGTATGTTGCTAATGCACTCGTGTGTGTACGTGGCGATCAGGCGAGCCTTGGTGTAGGCGTGGATCTTGATGTTGCTTTCGATGAGTTTCTGGAACATCGTGGCTGTGCTCGTGAGTTTAGTGCCCTCGAGCTTCTTCTTCACCGCCTTGCAGTTGAGCACGAAACACTTCGGGTTTGTTTTCCGGACGTGGTAGACGTCCCCGGCGAACTTCCCCCCGAGTTCGGTGTCGAAGTGCAGGCCCATCTGTTCGATCGGTTCGTCGACGCCTTCTTTGACTTTATTTTTGAACATGTCCCAATCCACGCCCTCCACTGGAGCGGGAAACACGAGCGCGTTGACACCCTCGTGTTTTTCAAACAACTGGTCGAGGCTGCCTTCGTCCACGTGAATGCCGAAATCGATGAAAAAAATTCGATCGTAGTTCTTGAGAGCCTTAAAGATCGCTTCGGCTTTGGCATAAGGGTCATCATTCACGAAGATGATCTCGTTCGCGAACTGTTTCTGAACGCACTTGAGGTTGAGTTTCAAAATGGTGTGCAGTGTTTTGACATGGCACGCCTTTGATCTCGATACGATGATGGTTCCGATCCTCATTACATTTTGTACGTTCCTAAGCCTTAAGCCGATCGGCGATGCACCCGGAGAACGGCAGGTTACCGACGTGGCCGAGCGTCGTGTGCACGTCGGCCCAGATCTTCCCACCGGCTTGTTGCCACCTTCGGCAGAACGCGTAGTCTTCTGAAAGGTATCGCCGTGTTTCTGGGTCGATCATGCAGTCGAAGCACGCGTGATAGTCATCGAAGTCGCGGTTTTGATGGTCGTTTTTGCAGTGCAGTTCAGGGAATTTTTCTTCCAGTTTTGTGAAGACTTCGCGTTTGATGAGCATGAACCCTGTGGGTCCGTCGAGGATTTCGATGAACCCGTTCTCGACAGACCTCCTGTTAGCCCCGAAGTTGATCACGAGGGACGAAGAAAGCATCTGTGGATCACGCTCATCTCCCTTTTCGATTGCATCCTTGAGTTGGTCCCACATGACCACCTTCTTCGGGTAACACGCGACGGCGATGTCTTTGTCGGCTTCCAAAAGGCGCACGACCGAGTTCGGGTCGAAGTCGATGTCGGCGTCGATGAACATGAAGTGTGTGGCGTCGGTCTTCTGCATGAACCGACCGACGGCGACGTTCCGCGCGCGGTGTACAAGACTTTCATTTTCAGTGGTGTCGATGTAGAGCTGAATGCCCTTCTTGATGAGTAAAAGTTGAAGCTTGATCACTCCGATGAAATAGCGCTCGAGGGCGAGGCCACCATAGCAAGGGGTCGATAGGAAAAGCTTCATGGTATTACAACACTATTCGTCTCTAAATGTTTTTTGATGATTGTTTCGATTTTGTTCAACGTTGGTACACTAATTTCACATGCCGAGCAAATCTCACCTTTTGGCCGTTTGAGGACCATGTAGATCACGGCCGAGGCGATGCTGTTCGGGGACTTGCTCATGAGGTCGACGCAGTTGGACACGGTGTCGCAGAGCTTCACGCACCTGTGCCTCTCTTCGCGCGTGACGTCGAAGTTGTTGAGTAACCTCGTGATCACATCGAAGGGTTTGGTTACGTAGTTTTTCTCAATCTCACCTAACATGATCTTCTTGAACATCTCCGTCGTGCGACTGATGTCCTTGCTATCGATGTTAAACATGATGGCGATCTCTTTGGTAGTTCTCGGAAAGTTGGCGAGTTTGCACCCGTACAACACGCAGTTGGCCTGGATTCCTTTCCTGATCGCACCTCGGGTGAGCTTGTTTGCGTTAAATTTTTTATACATAATCTTCGCCTCCTTTATGACCATGGGTGGGAGATCGGCACACGCTTGATCGATGTCTTTGTACGCGTGAAACAGCGATCGGTCTTTGTAACACATGCTCTGATGAAAGTTAATCTTGGACATGCGTTTGTTTTCGTAGTTTGCATTTTTGGTGGAGATGATGGTGCTCTTCCCCCACGATTGTGAGTACAAATCTGCATTATCGGACGGTGCCAAGCACCTCGACTGATCCGCCACGGTCCCGTCTTCGCTGAACTTGGACATCCACTCCGGAGTGTCTGTGACGAAGTTGTCTTCCACGAGGCCGCACTCGGTGCATACCGGGAGGCCCTCTTGGGTCATGACTTTTACGCCACTGCATTCTCTGCAAAAGTTGGTGTCTTGTGTACTTGTTGGCTTTTGTTCTTCACTGGGTTTTTTGAGTTCGTCGATTTGTTTCCAAATAGTTGCCAACATTGATGTACTCTTCGCTGGACTTTTTTGGAAAATCAAAAAAACGCGCCGAATTAAGGGGCTGATGAGTAGTGGTGCCTCACCAAGTTTTCGATCCGGTCGATGGTGTCCTTGAAGCTCTGCGCTCCGGGGGTGTTCGGTTTCCACGCGTCCCACTCGCGGTCGATCTCCACCGATCCTGGTGGGAGCTCGAACTCTGTGACGTCGTCTGGTGCGATGAAAGAATCGTCCGTGTCAGACGCGCTGTCTTCTGGGTGCCAGATCTCACTGTCGTCGTCTTCTACGTCTACCTCGGCATGAAACACGTACATGTCTTCCCCCACGGCTTTCATCTCGAGATCTCCGAACGACGAGCACCTGTTGTAGTGCTCGCAGAGTGCGTAGTACGGCACCGGTGTCACTTCTTCCTCTAGCACGTGCACGGGTGCGGATTTGTAGAAACTTTCACTGGGTCGGAGAAACCTGACCCCCAGAACAGTTCCTGTGTTGGCCGTCACGGTGCCGAGCATTTCTTCCTCGACCCCGTCCTCGTTCATGAGTGCCTTGATGATGTCTTTGCATCGTATTTCTTTTGGTAAAATTCCGTCGTCCATTGAGCTTAAAATTTGTAAACAAAAAATATTCAAGTAGAGTACCCTAAGATGAAAATCAAAATTCTTTCCAAACCAGGCTGCGAATATTGCGACCACGCCGTCGATCTGTGCCAAAGTGAAAACATGGATTACGAAAAGGTGATGGTTAACAACGAAGAGCTTAAAGAGGCCTGCGGGCCTGGTGCAACCACATATCCACAGATTTTCATCGACGACACACATGTCGGGACCTACTTCGATTTCCAAGACTGGGTAGAGAACGAGTACGAACCCATGCTCGCACCGGATCCGAACCGGTTCACGGTGTTCCCAATCAAGCACCCGAACCTGTGGGACTTGTACAAGAAGGCCCAGATGAGTAACTGGACCGCGGAGGAGATGGACCTGAGCAAGGACATGGAGGACTGGAACTCCATCACGGAGAATGAGCAGCACTTCATCAAGATGATCCTGGCTTTCTTCGCCGGGTCGGACGGGATCGTGTTTGAGAACCTGAACAACAACTTCGCCGACGAGGTCCAGTGGGCCGAGGCCAGGTCGTTCTATGCCTACCAAGCACACAACGAGATGGTGCACGGAGAGACGTACAGTAAGCTCATCGACAAGTACATCAGGGACCCCGCGGAAAAGTCCAAACTCTTCCGTGCGATAGAGACCGTGCCGTGCGTCAAACGCAAAGCGGAGTGGGCGATGAAGTGGTTCGACAAGTCGAAGTCCTTCGGCCAACGCCTGATCGCGTTCGCGTGTGTGGAGGGGATCTTCTTTAGTGGTTCTTTCTGTGCCATCTTCTGGCTTAAGAAGCGTGGCCTTCTCCCCGGCCTGTGCTTCTCCAACGAACTCATCTCCCGTGACGAAGGTTTGCACCAAGAGTTCGCAGTCGAGCTTTACAAGATGCTCCACCAGCGACCGGGTCAGTCGGTCGTCCACGAGATCGTCCGGGAAGCTGTGGAGATTGAGAAGTCGTTCATCATCGACGCCCTTCCGTGCAGCCTGATTGGGATGAATGCGGAAAAGATGAGTGCCTACATCGAGTACGTGGCCGACCGCCTCCTCAAGCAGCTCAGCCTTCAACCGCTGTGGAAATCACAGAACCCATTCGATTTCATGGAAAACATTTCACTCGATGGGAAAACAAACTTCTTTGAGAAAAGAGTGGGTGACTATGGGAAATTAGAAGATAGCGCGGACGAGATTGGATTTGACGAAGATTTTTAGATCCCCCCCTTAATGATTTTTTTTTCAATATCACACAGCACACGATGGACAGCCCACCACTCCCCTTGACTCAACCGCGCGAACCTATGGACGCACCGAAGAGGCCCGTCCGTAGGCGTTTGGACTTCGACGACGTCGAAGACAGATTTGTCTGCGCTCACTTCATGTGCGTGTACATGGAGGATGGGGTTATTATGCACGAGAAACACCGAAGGTTCCTCAAAGTCGTCCACGGTAACGATAACACCGTGGACGAGATTGAGATGTATACGAACTCTGTGATCCATAGGAATGTTTTGGAAAGAGTGAGAAACACGAAGAACTACTGCATCCGTGTCAGAGAAGAATTGCTAGTGATAGTATCAATATGATGAATAAGATGATGTCCGCGTTCGTCATTTCGTACCCCGCCCACGGAAGCCTCAACCTTTTGTAGCCAAGTATGTGACACGCCGTTTTCTCACCGCGTTTTAAAAAAATTTTTGAAAGTTCTTCTAAAGTCTCCGGGCACCATTTCTTTTTCCTGTTCGAGCTCACACTTCCACTCATCGTCGCGTCCTCGTCGGTCCAGAAAAGGTTCTCATCCTGCACGAGTTTACGAATGCCCGGAATCTCATTACCTTCCATGTCGAAGTGGTCGGACCACTTGTGTTTGAGAAGTTTCTCGGCACCTTCCTTGGTGACGAAGTAGGCCGCGGCCGATCCCGAGTGTTGTTTCGCTTCTTCCGTGGCCTTCGGGCACAGGCCGTCGCAGTGTAAAGACAGGATGTCCCACGCGAGGCCGTTCTTCCTGAGCACGCCATCGAGCGCGCGCGCGTGCGGGATCTTCGGGTAAGCGTCGTCTTCAAGGATCAACGCGACCTCATTCTGGTCGTTGTTCACAAAGTTTTCCAAAGTTTTCAGATGTGAGTAGCAGCACGCGA